TCTGCCCAACCTTCGATATTATCTCCAATTAAAAATCTACGAGTCCTATCTGTAGATGGTTTTCTGATTTCAGGTAGTTGTTCCACATGATGCTTTTGAACCGAATACCCTACGCCTGTTCCACCTAAAAGTAAAAACATAATTTCTGCGAATACTCTCCAATCATCCGCAGGTGCGTATGCGCAATTATAAATTCTATTTGGACTGGTTTCAATTGGTTTTCCTGCAAATTGCATTGAACGCATTGATGGCAGAACTTTTTTATCGTATACGAATTTGTAGTTTTCCCTTATATCACCTTCTAATTGTGGATATTTTTTAATATGCATATCCATATTGCGGGTAACCAATTCTTCCCATGTCTCTCTTCTTTTTAATTCGGGTATATATTTTGCATATTTCATATATACAGTAATATCCGATAAAATCTTTTGCGAAATATCCATTTTGTTTGTAAAGTTTTTTTAAAGTGATTAAATATTTTTTCAGGAAAACCTAATAAAGTAAAGATAAATATGGGTTATGGACATAAATACTCACATTTTCTTTAGTTAATTTCGGGTTTTTTGAAAAAATATTTATTTATGATTTTTCTGTTTTTTTGATATATATTTTCCTCTTAAATCGTATGTATAAATGTGTTTCGGTAGTGTTTCTATTATTTTAACACCTTCATCTTTTTCCTTATATCGTCTGTTTATTTCAACTCCATATGGTCTATCTAACATTGATAAGGTTCTGATGTGAAATGCTTTGCCATCAACTTCCAATGTTTTTCCCGGCTTAGTGTTTCCCAAGTATTTAAAATTAGATGCTCTATATATAACTCCACTATGTCCTTGTTCAGGATCTGCATAAGATATTACGAATTCCCAATCAGTTTTATGAGTAAGCCACTTTAGGGTTTTACCAATAAAATACGATTCTGCGTTTTTCGGTGTATCATCTATTAAGCATAATCTCCTTAACTCTAAAACTTTATCTGGCTTAGATGGGTAATAGGATTGCGCAGCAGATGGACCTGCCGGGCGTGTGTAAATACATACACCAATCATTTCCGGCAGGTCGAACTTTCCAAGTTTAAATAAGCAAAATGTGTGTTTAGCTTGTATATTTACATAATCAGAATAGTGCCATTTTTTAAGAAACTTTCTAACAGTTTGATTAAAACTGGTTTCCTCAACAATATAACTTTTTACTTCACTCATTAGCCCATATTTTCCACATATTTTTTGTGCAATAGTTTCTTTTCTAAATTTTCTCCATTTTTAGATTCTTTTTGCGCAATTATACCATCTGCCGATGCTGCTGCAAATACATCCATAATACCATGAAACGTATCAATCTTAGCCGGAAAAGTCATACCATCTGGTCCAAATCGATTCTTTACAATATGAATACGACCTGTATTTGATAATTTATCTTTTGTTTTTCTGCTAACACTCATAATGAAATCAGCGGTTTGAACTTTCTTATACGAATCACCTACAGAATCCGCTTGAATAACTTCATGGTCAATAGCTGCACGGTTTGTCTGTGTTGCTGTCCAAATAGGTATCCCCGCTTCACCACTCAATCCCCTTAACTCTTCGTAGATACCACCCAATTCTGCATATAACCCATCTCTACTATTTGATGATTTTAGCAAATCAGCGTAATCTATAATAATTAAATTAGGATTAAATCCAGTTGCTCGTAATTTTTCTATATGAGCGGATAACGTTTTTGATGTTGCGAATTGTGGTGGATAGTATTTGATACGAACTCTGCCTGATGTTTGTTTGATTTTACGAATTATTTCATCCTTACGTTCTTTGTGTTCGGTTGTCTGTATACCTGTTAGAATTGTTGTATATCTTTGTCCAACGTAATTTTCAGATAATTCCAAAGTATAGTGTAATACATTCATACCCATTTGTATAGCTGAACATGCAATCTTCGATAAGAACCAACTTTTGCCAATTCCAGATGGAGCCATTACTACTCCCAATTCACCTGGACCTAATCCACCATCCATTAATTCATCCACTACATCCCATCCGGTGGATATAGAATTACGTTTTACATCTTCTATAATCGATTCAAAATTATCGACATAGTCTAAACCTAAATCATTTTCTAAACCAACTTTGGATGCTGCCATCATCGTATCGATGATTTTATCGTAATTTCCGGCTTTTAGTAAATCTACAGATTTTAATAAGGCATCTTTTACTCTTTGATTTTTGGAAAATGTAAGATATTCGTTTTTAACATATGGTAAATCATCTGCACCAATTTGTAGGTAAACAATTTTTAATTGCTCTACCACCATCTGCTTTAGAATCTTATCATCAATATCGCCAACTTTTATCTTAAACACCTCCATAGTAGGCGATGTATGGTATTCGGAAAAATACGATTGTAATTGTCCTATAATCCATTGGTTGGCTTGTGATTCAAAAAAAGCTGGTTTTGTAATTTCAGTTACCTGTTCTAAAAATTTGGTGTCCGAAATAAGAGAAGCCACTACTTTAGATTGATACGAACTGCCATATTTGGTTAGTGTATCTACTGCTTCCATTATTTTTTACTTTTCTTTCTATCCGATTTCGGTTTTGAACTTTTTACAGAATTTGCTTCATTGGAATATCCTCTAATGATACTGTCGGATATGGTTTCGGTTGATTTAACCTCTACTTGCTCTTTCTTCGGCTTTCGAGTTGCTAATTTCCATTCCATTTTTGGGCAGAATGCGAATACTCCCGTGCTTACTTTTGCATCAGCATCTACCTCTGATACTCTCTGAATCGTTCCTAATTTATAGGAGTTAGTCTGTCTTACAACTTTAATACATTTCATATTTGTTATCCATGTTTAATTTAAAAAAAATTATTTCAATACCATTAAAATTTCCGATTCACGTAGTAATGTGTATTTTTCTCCATTTACCTTTATTTCATTACCTTGGTGATATGGTGGTATAATTACAGTATCCCCTTCAGTTACACTCATTGGAATTAATACACCACTTTGTGTATAAATACCAGGTCCTACTTTAACCACCTCTGCTCTCTTAACATCCTCCAATTTAGCGCTATCAGGTATATAAATACCTCCGGATGTTTTATCACTTTGAGCTTCGGATTCCTTCAATAAAACTCTATCCCCTAATGGTTTAGCTAATTTGTCTGCTGTTTTTGCCATAACTTTTATTTTATTATTTTGTTTACTAATTCCTTCTTATTGTTAATTTCACATAATAACTGATTGATGTAAATCAACCTGTCGGCATAAGTCCTCACTAAGATTTCTACATCTTTCGGGGTTTCATCTAATATTTCTTGAAATATCTTGCTCCTCATTGTGTTATAGTATTATGCCCGTTATTCCGATTAAATTTTACAATACATATCTAAAAACGAGAAATGTGACTAAATGTCGATTGTAACCAATCATTAACATTAGGAAACGCATCTAACATACGATTCTTTAATGCTAATTTCAGAAACGAATGTTTGTCAAATTTAGGAGTTTCTTCATTGAATCTATCCATTATTTTCAAACGTAAATTACCACTAAAATCCGGCTCCGATAACTGCATCAATTTACGATTTCTTTTTAATATTTCCAAATTATTCTTAAACAAATCGTGAGCTTTTGATTTCTTTGGTAAAGTTTCAATATACTCTAACATACTTTCAGTCGTATGTATGGTTTCTTCGGTTAAAATTGGGAATGCTTTAATAATCGTCTTTGCGCCTAACCCAGTAATACCTTCTACATTATCGGATTTATCACCATCGATTATTCTGAAATTAATAAAATTATGTGGGTGAAACCCATATTCCTCTTTTACCTCATCGATTGTGTAAATCTTTTTCTTAGATGGTGAATAAGCGCTAACATCTTTGTTCACTAACTGAAGAAAATCCTTATCAGAACTCATTATTACTACTTTCTCATTATCTTGCTTTAATGTAGTAGCTATATATGCCATAACATCATCAGCTTCAATACCATCGTAAATCATAATAGTGACAGGTAATACAGAAAGTAATTCACCTAATCCGGTCATCTGCCTTTTCATCGAAACACTTTCCTCTTCTGGATTCATCTCAACGGTAGCGGCTCGATTTAATCTCATTTTGATTTTGTTCTTACCTCTTTCGGATTTGTATCCTGCGTATATTTCTTTTCTACTATTTGAACCACCTTTGCCATCGAATACTACGACTACACGTGTAGGGTTGATAAGGCGGATGGCGTAGCCGATGCTTTTTAAAGCACCGACTATGCCACCGACATGGTCGCCATTATCATTAAGATTTGGCGCAGTTGACCAAGACCTTATAAAAGTATTAAGACCATCGATAATTAAGGTTTTGGAATTACGATGTAAATCACCGAAACCTTTATGTTCTTCATCTATTTGTTTTAGTATATCTAAATACTTTTTATTAATCTGACTCATTGCCCATATCTGTTGTTATTTCGACATCATCGGAATTAGAATTCGAATTTGTTTTGTATTGTAATATAGTTGCTTCACAGATTCTACGATAGATTTGGTCTTTCAAATCCTCATCAGTATCTAATATTTTTTGGAAATCCTTTGATTGGAATTTTTTAACTTCACCCGAATCCATATCGGTATATTCATACCAAGCTCCTGCCTGCTTTAAGATTTTAGCATCTTTCATTACGGCTAACCATCCACCGAAATTATCAATACCCCTATCAAAGAAAATATCGAAATCAGCGTGTCTTAACGGTGGCCCCATTCGGTTTTTGATAACCTGTGTTCTTACTTTAATTCCCACAATTCTATCTCCAACTTTCAACTGCCCCATACTCTTCAATCTTAATCTAACAGAAGAATGGAATGCAAGAGCTTTACCACCGGAAGTTGTCCACGGGTCTCCAAACATTGCATTCATCTTCTGTCTTAACTGATTTGTGAATACTAATGCAATTGATTGTCTACCAATCATATTAGTAATCTTTCTCATAGCTTTACTAATAATGATTGCCTTATCCGTTGCGTAACCATCCTTATCGTAATCAGCTTCCATCTCCTTTTTAGATGATGCTGCTGCTACAGAATCAACTACAATTGTAACCAATCTAGTTTTATCACCAGTTCTAACTTTCTCAATAATCGTTTCGCATGCTTCAAATATACCCTCAACCGTATCAACTGATACATAAAGTAGTTTAGATATATCTACTCCAATTGCCTCCAAAAATTCTCTACTTACTGCGGTTTCCGTATCTATTAAAACTGCTACACCACCTTTTTTCTGTGTTTCGGCTAAGAGATGGGCTGAGAGCAGAGATTTTCCACTCTGCTCTAATCCCGTAATCTCACTAATTCGGCCGACAGGTAATCCACCATAAGGTCGGTTGGATATTGCAACATCTAACATTGCATTTCCAGTAGATAGCCAATCCTTAACATTAGTTGGAGCATCGCCACCATCATCATTTAAGAAATATGCAATCTTACCATCCTTATTTTGTTTATTTAATGAATCAGCAAGAACACTTGCTAAATCATCTTCTCTTTTGGCCATTGTAACCTAATTTTAATTGTTAAATAAATCGTCAAATGCGGTTGCTACATCACTCTTTGCGGATACTGTTTCTGCAGAAGAGTTGGATTCCCAAGGTAAATCACCAATTTGATTAGATTTTTCCGAATTAACAGGTGTAACATTGGTTGGTTTATTTACCTGCTTAGGTGCTTCCAGATGTTCAACTATATCATCTGCTGAATTTACAGCTGATGGGTTTAACCAATTCTCTAATACTCCCTTCAATTCTGCATAAGATAATTCAGAATACAATTCTACGATATCTTTTTGATTTTCCAAAATATTAGTAATTCCATCTGGTGTTTCTGAAATTTTAGATTGCGATGGTTTAACCCTAATTGTTGTAGTTGGATAAGCTGCATTGGATTCTTCTGCCGATTGTATCTCTAATACAATATCTCTACCACTAAGTGGGTCGGTAATATCTCCATAATCTGGATCGGCGATATAACCTAAAATATCCTGATAAACTGTCTTACCAAATCCCCAAAACTTAACACCTTCGTTTTCTTTACCTCTAACGATTATAGGTGCAAATGTTCTCAATTTTGGCTCCATCTTCTTGCCAGCTTTCCAATCATCAGTATCCCCCGTTCTTTTAAGTTTTTCCGCAAATTCAACGATTGGGTCAGGTCTACCAAATGAGATAGGACTCAAATACGTTTTGTTGTTAATGTTGTAGTGAAAGAAAAGTTCAATAAAAGGAATATCTTTGTTGAACTTATAGGGAACTAATCTGATTTGATGTTTTCCCGGTGTTGGCTTCCAAAGTGAATCTGATTTTTTGGAAGTGTTTTGTAGCGAGTTGAATCGCTTCAATGCTAATGAAATGTCCATTGTTGTTGTTTTAAAATTAAAGATTGTTTAATGTTCAAGTGGTATATATAACCTCTCTATCATTTTGATAAACAAATATAGAAATTTTTTTTGTAATTTCCAATTTATTTCTATAAATAATTTATTTTATTTTTGGGGGGGAAATTTTCTCATTTTGCCCACTTACCCCTATTCACTAATTGGGCAATTACAGAATATACGGCAAGGTCTTGATAGGTATCTTCTACTGATTCTCCAACTTCATCTGGCTGTCCCATAACTACTAATTGTTTTAATCTGTTGATTTTATCATTTTGTCTGAACCACACCCCTGTTAACGATAATTTAATATCTTCGTTGGTCTGTAGAGTAGTTCCTACTGAAATGTTGCCAGGTCCATAGTTTCTTTGCTTTTTGCAAAAGGTAAGATACATCTCATTTAAGATGTTTTTAAACTCATCCGTTGTTTGCGGATATAATTTTTCGCAATATGTAATTGCATCGATTTCATCGATTGTTTTAGTATTCTCCATAACGTAATATTATATAGTTTTTCGCTTATACAAATATACAACATTAATTTTGAATTTCCAAATTAAAAATCATTTATATTCAAATCTGATACAATTATATTTTTATGAATTTTTGTAGGTATTTTTTTATAGCTTTGATTCGATGTAATCAAAATGGAGTTTCTATAGTCATCCCAATCTAATTGATATGTAGTATCTAATTGACCTCCCGTCTTATGCTTAATAATAGTATTTAGTGCATTTATAGTATATATCGTATTTGATTGTTTTTTTCTATGAACTAAAATAGTTTTCCAGTTTGAATCAATCGGTGTAGAGCCTCGTTCCACATTATATGTTATATAAAATTCGGAATCATTCAGTTTATTCACTAAAATAAAAATGTTTGGATTGATTAGAATATAATTTTTCATTATAAATTCCAATGATGTATCTAATTCGTTTTTATATGTGAATAGACATAGTAATTGTGTGTTCATTTCTAAGTATTATCATTATATATAACATATATATAAAATGTAAAACAAAAGCGATTTTATTTATAGCATCCGTTATCCATATATTTCTTTATTGGCTTTTATAATTTCTTTTGCGAAGGAATTATTTACAGTCATTTCAAACTTAAATTGACCGCCATAGTTTCTACCATCTTCTCTGATATCTATATCTGCGATTGGTATAATTCTATCTCCCAATTTAACTTTATATGCAATGAATGGTGGAGGTCCTGTCTGGGAAATTAATCCTTCTTTAAATTCATTGAAATCACTTGTGCCAAATATACGTGCCATAGTGCTTTTATCTAACATATATTCGCCCAATACAACACTTTCTTCATTATCTGCTACCGATTTTAAAGGAAATTCATTTTTAATTTCATTTAACATACCCTCTTTTAATTTAGGGTTAGTTGTAACTGCCTTAATTGAATTGGAAACATAAGTAGCATGGTCTTTATCCATTTCATCGATTAAAGAGGTTGCACCCGCATCTCCACTACTTTTTAACGCCTTAATTCCTTCAAATAAAATTTTATTTTTATCTCTACTTCCCTTACCTTTCATAGAGTCTGCTAATGCGGTATCGAAATCAATACCCTTTTCTTCTATCACCGTTCTCAATGAATCACTACTATTTACTAAGCTTCGAATACTATCTGCGTTTTCGTTACAAAATTTAGATAATTTATCTCTCTGAGTCTTTGCAAACTTTTGTGGATTAATATCATCAGGAGTTTCATCTTTACCTATCCATTCAAAGAATTTACCCGTTCCTGAATTTAATAAATTGACTTTTAAATTTTGTTTCAAAGAAATTTCGGATAAAATAGGCGCATCACCTTTATCACTTTCTAATCGTAGGTATATGTCCGTTGAATATCCTTTGTTATCATAACTACTCATACCCAGTGCTTCTACTTCATTCTTAGTATCCCAAGAAGTTGCACCAATCTTATAGCCAGGAAATTCTTTATCTATTTTTTTAAAGATAGCTTTTCTATTATTAGCCGCTGCTTTTAACCATGTTTCATTTACAATTCTACTACCATCGCTTTTTAAGGTAGGATTTTGCGATGTCAATTGTTTTAAATGTTCAGATATTGATGATTGAAACTGATTAAATTGATTATCATCCATTGCAACCCCCATCATTGTTAGCAATTCACCAGCTTGTGCCGGTAACTTACCCGCTCCACCTGGAAAATCGGAATAATGTGATATTTTCTTTGCATTTCCTATTGGCTGAGTATTCATAAATCTCTCCAATAATTTAACATATCGTTTTGGAAACTTAGGATTGCTCAAAATACTATCCGGTGCTTTATATGGTTGTGGTGGGATTGGATTTGCAAACTTTTCATTTTTTACAGAGAAATCATCATCGGTTGGCTCTAATTCCTTTTGATACTCCTGAGTTTTTAATGGACTTTCGTTACTCAACGTTTTATCCTTACCATTTATAATTGTTTTGTTAGAATTAGAGGTTGGCTCTTGTGCTGCTTGCGGTCCAGATGTTTGCTGAGTTTGGGTTGTTTGCTGTTTCTGTGGTTCTGCATTTTTTTCAGCCGATGTTTTAAAATCAGCAGCACTTAACTTTTGTGATGATGGCTGTTCCGATTCCTTATCAGATTTAGTTGGTTCAATGTGAGTTCCACTTTTAATTGCAGCATCTTTTGCGGCTTTTGATTTAAAAGCAACCGTTTCACCTGTATCTTTTTTCTTAGCATTAAACGTTTCATCGGAATCAGCCGTTGCTTTCTCCATTAAATATCGAATTGCTTCGGGATTATAAACACCATGTTCTTCTAAAATGATTGCAAGTTCATTCAGATGCGTTTGCTTCGTTAAATCTACTATACCGGATGTAATTCTATAACTTAAATCTAATAAAATTTTGTCAAAATCTGGTTTCATACTCTTAAAACTATTATTTAATTTAATACTGTATATAACTATATATATGAATTTAGGATAATTTATTCAAGCTATGGTAATTCAAACCCTCAAATATCCTAACTGGAAATCCACCCCTTTCTAATATATCTACCAATTCATTAATTACCGTATCTCTATCATCTGGGTGCATATCTATTAGAAATGCATCATAGGTATATAATATTAATTTTGAACTTCTACTTTCTAATTTATCCATTACTTCCTGCATCTTACTGTAATTTATTTCCGTTTCCAATGCCTGTAAAAGGTAATTAAATACTTTTTGCTCAGTAACACCTTCTATACGCTGTAATGGAATCTTTCTCTTATACATCGGAGTTATTAGGTATTCATTGAGTATGAATTGTTCATACAGTTCTTTAATATATACATCTACTTGTTGGAAAAATGGAATAGTCCGTGCGAATTCATCTAAACCGCCATACAGATACTTAAATGATAGGGATTTTGATTCCTCAATCGTAACTCCATAGTATTTAGCAAGATGCTCATGTGCCGTTTCTCCGACTGGGAATTTATATCCAATTAGTTTTCCAATAATCCGAATATGATACGATTCATAATCAAATTGAATAAGGGTACCACCTTCAAATCTACTAACAATATTAGATCTACTTCCATCGGATTTATTCATTGCAGCCCAATTAACACCTAAATGTCTATTACTAGGTCTACCTGTAATGGTATATGGGTTATATTTGGTATAAGCGAATCCGTTAGATAAATACTTCCTATTAAAGTTAAATCGATTCACAAATGATTCTACATCCACTTTTACGCCCGATGATTCCAACTTACCAAGTAATGTAATGGAATCGGAGTAAGCTCTATACGAATGTTTAATTATAGGTATAATTGGTATTCGTTTTAAGGTATTAATCCAACGCATCATTGGTATACAATCGTTTAGATATTTAAAATCGCTTTTATACCCCTTATAAACCTCTTCAGCGAACTCATTGAGTATGAACGGTTTACCATAGTGTTCGAAATATACCCACTCATAATCCAACCCCTTAGTGGCTAAATAGCGATTTCCATATACTAATGTATCAGGCTTAATCAATTTATCAAAATTAATCAAATCGCACGTATCTGCATCGATGTGATTAAAGTTTATTAAATAATGATTGTCGTATGTTCGTATATATAGAAAGGATATACTTGCATCATGTTCATGTGCTTTGGGCGAACTCCATATTGGAAACGCTAGTAAGGGTGTTACATTTGATTTGTAAAACTCAAAAAGGCTGTTGTTATTTTCTATCAGTATCATATTCCTACGAATATACAACATTTTAATGAGAAATACAAATTTATATGCAATTATTTGTAAAATTGTAGTAAATTGGGTAAATACAAACCAATATTTTTAATTGTCGATGCTCCAAACGCAATTGCGGCTTTATTTGAGGACACGACTCCTAAATCTGATAAACTACCATCTTCTTTATACGTTCGTTCAATTGGACCAGCTATTCTCCATTTTACATCAGTAACTACCCAAAACGGGGATTCCGATAATCTCCTAAACTCATTCTCATCGATTTCAAACAGGTAGCTATTTGCATCATTTGATTTTTGGCAGAAATATCTTCTAATAAATCCAATTTCATAATCAATATCAGTTGGTGCTGGTACTATTGTTTTTGGGATATCTAATTTGAATACATTTAGATTGGTAGATATTTTTGAATACATATTTTATTTGTTTGGTGTTATTCTAAATTGTGCTTCCAATGTAGTCCTCCAACCTTCAGCTGCAACGCTATGTTTTATATTTGTGATTTGAAATACGCCAATTTGATTGTATATTTCAGGAACACCATTTATTCTAAAGTATTCTCCGCAGTTAAACCCATTAATACCATCTATCACTAAGGTTACACTAATTGGTGTCAATGTTGATTTCTTATCTTCCTTTGGTTCTGCTATTTTCTCTCTTATTAAATCTTCATCGGTAAATATTAAAGCTTTGATACCATCTTTGAATTTAAATTTTATAGATTTACCATCTATAATATCGGTATAATCGGTTGCTTCGTTTTGCACTACCTCAGCTTCCGAATTATCAAATGTAGTAGTTTTAGTTACCGATTCCTTGAAGTTTTTTTCCAATGCACTAAAATCTATCATATTTAGTGAAAAACGACCATCGGCATTGCTCATCATAGACATATCGAATTCTTCGAAAATTTTATCAGGCAATGGGATATCGGATAATGCTTTGTCTGTATCTGATATATTCTTTAATGCATTTGTTATAAATCTTTGTGAATTAAATATAGTTCTACCTGCTACTAAATTACTCATTTCAAAATTGAAACTAAAATCTATAACATTGGATTGTATTGTATTTGGGTTAAATCTATAAATTAGATTATCCACTGGGATATTCTCACTCTGACTAGTGTAGTCTAATATACTTGCAGAAGTTCCTTCCTTTATATTACCGATTACTAATCTGAATTTTCCTAAACTGTTTGAGTTTACGGCCTCCAGTATTGCAGTTATAAAATCTATTCTAGTATAAGTTGCTTTCCAAGACTGAACAAGTAATTTATAATTTAAAAAAATGTTTAAAGCATTTCCACAGCATCCATCGTTTGTAGTGGGATTTATAATCTTACCTTCGCTATCTTTGACAATTGCTCCATCGTTTATGGAATACCCATTAATACTACAATCTATGGTTTTATTCGATATATTAATAATATCTGCCTTATCGCCTTTGATTGGTGCGACAAACGTAATCATTTGTTTATTAGGATATATTATGTCTGTATTAGCTGATATTATATTTTTATGAGAACGAATTGGGATGTATTCTTTTTGAGCACCACCTATATCGTATGTTGGAATTTTAAAATCAAATGTATCCGGCTCATATCCTTTTTCGGTTAATGAATAGTTCATTAATTTTTTTAAAATAAATCTTAATGAGATATATCTTTCAGTTGATGCGGTTTCATCCTGCTTTGTATCACTAACCTTACCCCAATTGAAGAATTCATTTTGCCAATCAGCTTCGCTTGCATTCAATTTGGATTTTTCTATATTTAAATCGGCACATAATTGTGCAATCCATTGGTCAAAATCTTTAACATTTGGCTTTGGCGGAGTATTAGTTTGAGCTGTATTATTGGATATATTAGTTGGTATCGCTAATGATATCTGATTTCCTTGTGAAATTTCCAAAGAAATACTATATGTACCATCTGATTCGATTCCAAAATTAAAATCTGTAACCTTTCCTGCTAAAAAATCATACGAACCTAGCGATTGTTTTACATGATTTTGAAATAGTTTAAATGAAAGTGAAGTAAATCTATAATATTCTGAAAACTTATTTACAAAATCATTATAATTATTTTTTGGAAATAAAGTAGATGAACTCCAAGCTGTATTATTAGATATTTCTAAATTTGATTTAAATCGCCTTGCATCCAAAGTATTATCTCCAAACTCTACTAATACATTCATACCAGGTTTACAGAAAAACAATTCAAACAGTTCAAATTGCTTTAATGAAAAGCATCTAACCGTTACCCTTGCTACTTTCAATGTGTTATTCGTCCCATCCGTATCTATTTCTACATTTTCTATAATTGGAGTTGAAATTCTACGATTAAGTTCTCCTTCTACCTTTACTTTTTTTCCGGAAAAATCAAAACCAATATACGATTCTTCTCTCTGATATTTAGTATCTATGTTTACATTATTTTGTATAATACATCCTAAATAAGCATCTTGATTTGATGAGTTAATACTATATAATTCCCTTAACTTTTTAATACGTTCATCGGCTGATAAATTCTTTAGACCAGATACCGAAACTACCTTTGCGCCAGATGTTAGTATTACCCAAGGAATTTTTAAAATTGAATTAAAATGAGCTGGCTTAGATACGGTATCATTTACCAGATTTTCACGTTCTTTTAATACATCTACAACCCACTTTTTAACAGGTGCAAGGAATGGAAATGGCATAACTTAATTATTTATATTGCGTAAATCGATTTCTATTTTTGCAGTATCCATTGGTATTCTCAACTGAATACCAGGATTTACATAAAATGTAGCATCATTTATATTATTAGCTGTTGCTATAATCCACCATTTACTCTGATCTCCATAATATTTGTATGCCAATAAATCCAATCTATCTCCGGCTTCTGATATGATATACATATCGGTATCGGCTGCTCTAACTATTGGATATATGGTAGATTCCAAATACTGTCGTTTGGTTTCTTTTGTTTTTAATATTTCGCTATTTATATATCTATTCATAATTTATTTAGTATTAACTAATTGATTTGACTGATCTTATACCAGACAAAGTTCCAATTTGCTGAGAAACACTAGCAGTCTTTATACCCAATCCATCGAAATCATATCTAACTACTTTAACATTTGGATTGGAACTATTATCTAATTTTTGATTTTCTATTATAGTCATACCGAACGATACGGAAATAGTAGTTGGGTATAATTCTGAACCACTATTTGCCTCACCTTGTTTAGGCGGCTCACCTGCCCAGCTGGTGTTATCATCTATTGTAAAGGATAATGTAGTTATAAATCCAAATATATTTTTATATAATCCGTTTATTGTTAATTCTATTAAATTAGGTGCAAATGTTAAAGCTACTTCACTATCCGCATATTTGATTGTAGATACTTCATCGTATGGGAATGTTAATTCTTTTAGAGAGTTTAAATTTCGTTTCATAGCATCTCTAGTACCTGAATCAAAATAATATAATTTAAAATCAAATGAAAGAGCCCGTTCGACTCCGTTATATCTGTATGTATTATAGGGAGAGCCAACATATTTAAACGGACTCCATTCGGGTGTAATAGTTTCGGAAATATTTGATACAGTTGCGGGAAATATTAAAGAATACGATTTCCCCAATGGTTTTATTTTTATAAAACTTGCTTCAATGGTGTTTGCAGTATTTGGATCATCGGAATTCGGTGCCTTCTCAAGTAATCTTCTATTAAACGAATCTATATCGGCTCCTGGAGCACGCTTAGCAGTACCAATTGCGATGTATTCAGGTCTGTTTGTGAATTTGTTGGTGGTGTCTCCGTAAATTGTATACCATTCTGAGTTTTTTACACTCTCCTTAGTAGTAAATCCGAATGATGATTTATTCCCATATAACTTACCTGCGTTCCCTTTTTTTGGCTCAGTAATTGATGTGGTATTTGGTAATTTTTTTATCTTTTTAGTAACTAATCCGGATGCAGTATTTAAAACAGCTTTCTTAGCTGCTGCAATTGCTGCTCCAACTGCTTTATCTGCTATTTGATTTAAATCACCACTTATTACACCTGAAAGAGCGTTTGCCCCCATCGGAACTTTACTTACATTATAATCCGTTCCAGCTTTTACAGAGTCTCTTAAAGCAGAATGGTCTCCAACTGATGCTGGTATTGTTCCTTTACTAACGGGTGCTCCTGTTTTTGATTCAAATATAGTATCCGAAGGTCTATTAGCTGAACCACCCAGTAGAGAACCTAAGTTTAATACTGGTGGTTTTTTTGTTGCATCATCATTATATCTTGCCGATGCTACCGATAGACTTCTTGGAGGGTCTACTGTGCCTTTAAGTGATATTCTGGGGGTATCAGTTCCATAAATTAATGGTGGAGTTACCAATTTTTTATAAAAAAGAACTCTTGGACCATCTGGATTAGCTTCTGCTTTTACAAAATCCATAGTAGTCTGGCCGAATCCCTCTTTAGAACGTTCGCCATTCCATATAGTGATTTCTTTATTATCATTATATTTTTTAAATAATTCTAAGATACTTGGCATCAGATGATATTTGTATTTACTATAAATATCCTTTATTTAATTTTATAGTTTTTAAAGTGACTTCTTACTATTCTGATTTTTTACCGCCTTTCGTATTATCGGTATATCGTTTTAATGATTGTTTAACATCCTTTCCATCTATATATAGCTTTAGTTGGCTGGTAGTTTCTGAAGTTCCGAAGAATCCTTCTTTTAATAGTTTAACCATAGTATTATTCAACTTAACCATAGCTTCGGTATTTGTAGCCATTTTTTTAATATTATCAGTAGTATCTTTCGAAAGTGCAAAACTACCTCCACCGCTTGATGCTAATACGAATTTTCCACCTTCTGATGCAAAATCTTCCATATCATCCCAAGGTATTTTGTTTAACGCACTTACATCCAATCCACTCAATCTACCAAACGCACTGGCTAACGCATTAACCGCTACGGCTGTTGCCATTATTGGGTTTGCATAATTTGATATATCTTTTAAATCATTGAATACACTTCCGCCACTAAAAAAGTCACCAAGTGCTCCCAATACACTACCTGCTCCGAATAATGCAACTGCTGCGGATAAGGCGGTTATACCACCTGCTACTAATGTTAAGTTTCCCGCGTTTAATCCGGCAAATTTGGAAACACTATCAGCAATGCTTGTTATTATATTCCCAATACCAGTTCCTATTGAATTTATTACAGTTCCAATTCCATTAAATATGGATGTTATAATTGGAGCGGCAACTTCAAGAGCCTTAACCATTACATTACCCATAACTTCCGAAAGTTTTACCATAAGGGGAACTAATGAAGCAATAACCGGCTCTAATACTTTTAAAGCAATTGTTATTGCGGCTAACCCAACTAATACTTGAGGACTAGCGAATGCTTTCAATCCCTGTGCTATACCCTGTAATGCGCCTCCAAGTCCACCAGCTGCTCCACCCATTCCTGCGGATGCTCCGCCAGGAATCATTGAATTCCCACCCACTCCTACTGGCGCACCTAATGTGGAACTTCCGCCCGATGGTCCTCCAGGTGCATTAGCTCCTCCTCTACCAAACATAGATAATAATCCACCACCACCTGCTCCGGTTACCCTATTACTGATAAGCGTAGCAGCAACTCCACCTAATATCGTAGCTGTCCCTTGCACTGCAGCTTGCTTTAATCCACTTGTAAAATCCAATTTAGAACTTTCAACCATCTGCTTAGCAAAAGCTTCGCTCTTAATCCAAGCATCATTCATAGCACCTGCCAATATCTCAGCTTGTTTAGCTGCATCAGCTTGATTTTCTTTTAATGTTTTATATTCGCCCGAAGCCATATATGAATCGGCTATTTTCTGAGATAACGCTTGGTCTATCATTGCTGAATTAGCTGATATAACCGCCTGTTTAGTGTTTAACGCTACTTCTGCTGCTTGAGTTCTTGATATAAACTCTTGATTTCCAGCTTTAGCGTCTGCCGCAGTAAGTGCTACATTTTTTCCTGTATTCTGTGATAGCTTCGATAACGTATTCAAATCCAACCCACCTAATGCTTCCGATAGTGCCTCCTGTGCAAACATATCCATTTGTGCCGGATCTAATCCTTGTGCTTGTAATGATGATAATGCACCTGCCGTATCTCCACTTGCAAATTTAGCTCTCACTTCGGAAAGGTCTACATTCTTACCTAACATTGCCGATAATTGCATCTCCTTTTTAATACTATCGCTATAGTTCATCACCATACTCTTACCGGCTTTGGCGATATCTCCGAAATTAACACCCAATGATTGGGCGTATGCAACTTGTTTTGCTAATGCTGGTCCTGATTTTATTTGGTATGATAGTGCATCTTTTGATGCGTCTGCAATTTCTCTCATCAATCCACCTAGCCCAATATTTGCCTGTTCTGCCATATTCCGCAATCCCTCTGATAAGTTCATTGCGGTGGATTCGGATGTGCCATCGATTCGTTGGAACATCTCATTAATTGATACAATTTCATCAACCGATGCTCCAGTTCTTTCAGCCATAACTGCCATATCAGCTGCCAATTTTGCAGATGGCATCCTTCCCATAGCAGTTGATGTAGTTTCCATAGCCGATGCGATAGTATCAGCTCCTACACCTATTAAGTTAAGCTGTGCTGCACCGTATCCAACTGAACCAATTCCTTTACCAAATAATGCTGTTTTTGCTGCCCTTTCAAACGCAGCTGCTCCACTTTGCATTTCAGCATTGAATTCATTTGCAACTCTTTGAGCTATAAATGCGGTTTCATATTGCATTCGTGCAATCTCACCTTCTGAATCAAGTCTAGCTTCCAATCGTTCTTGCTCAATTTGAGCAGGTATTGATTGAGAATCTACCGCTATTTTTCCTATAGAGGATTCGGTATCAATTCTGTTTTGGGCACGTTGTTTATCTTGCTCCATTGCTGCGGTAATTGGAGCACCGAAATACTCAAATGCAGCATTACCCAATGCTGCACCTAATGCGAATACAGCTGCTTTAAATGCAAGTGTATCCTTCGTATTTGTTTTTATTAAGCTATTTAATTCTGATAATGCTGGTATTCCACTAAATGAACCCATTATTTCATCCAATGATTGCATTGCTCCAAGCGATTTCATCGATGCATTGTAAAAAGATTCACTCTCCTGAGCTAAAGCTTCAAATTGGGATTTAAGGTGTTGACCGGCTTCTGTAGAATCATCTATCAAATCAACCATTCCGGTTAGATTTTCATAACTCGACTTTACTAACTGATTATACTCCTCTTGTGAAATATTTCCTTGATTTATTTTTCTACTTGCATCGGCAATATCTACTACAAATCCCTTATATGCTTCGGCAGCATTCATTACATTTTGTTCCTGCCTTATTGTTAATTGCCCTTGTCCTTGTAATATCGATGATATCTGACCTAATGCTTCTTTGGATTTGAGTATTTTTTGATTAATACCTTCGTATACTGCACTATTTTTTCCCATTCTACTTCCGATGCTAATAAGAGCATCATCCATATCATCATAGCTTTCAATAGAATCTTTTATAGATTTATTATGGTCATCTACTTCTTCGTTTAAAGTAATAAACGTATCCGTTATTTCACGAACCCTATCAGCTAATTTATCATATGTACCGTATTGCGATTTTAAACTTTTTAATCGCTCTTTATCGTAAACTTGACTTTGTTGCTGCTTAGACAGTATATCAGCCCATTCCCTTTGAATTTCGGATAGTAATAATACTTCATTGCTTAAATCAGCCTGATCCTGTTTTACTGTTTGCTTAGCCATTAAAACTTAGTTGATAAATTATCTATATTGCTTAATAATTCTATCTATGTTTGATTCAGTTTCCTTTGGTAAATCTTTTGCAAACTTTTCAACTCCCTGTCTACCAATCGATAATGCCTTATTCATATCGGTATCCCATTTTGCCCATAAATCAGCAAGTTCCGGGTTGGTGTTTCTGATTTTGGAAATCCATTCAGCTTCTGAATTATTACCCTTAGCCTTAAAAAATGAACTAGCTAATTTATCGAATAAACCAAGTTCTACCAACGTTCTCTTCTTTGACATACCTTATTATTATGTTTAGATATAAATATAAACAAATTTAATAATTATCTTCTTCTTACCGTAGATGATGTATTTGATTTACGACTTGCGGCATTAATTTGCTCATGCTCCGTATCTTTCGCTTTAAGTAGTTCTCTATAATAAAACTCTCTAAGCTTAATTGGCATATAATATACATCATGCCAATTAAATCCACCATTGGCATAATACACCATTTGAAATATCTTCTGATGTAATATAACCGAATAGTTAGTCGGTAGGATAAAAAAAGCCTATCCCAAACGGGATTCTAAGGGCCTCCGTCTCACCTGTAATTGGGGATGTATAATCGAATTTAAGGTCTAAATCAGGATTAATCCTATTTACTTCCTTTCTCAATGCTTTGGAATCACCTGCTAATAATCGGTTTGTAACGAAATTGCTGATATGTCCTAAATCTCTATTACCATCCACTTCAACGATTATCCTTCGATATCTAGCCGTAATCTCATTACCGGTCTTTAAAGTTTTTTGAGATGCTTCAATATCCCTATTAATAGCCTGCTCGTCACCGTGAGTTAGTAATTTATATTTAACTTGAGTCTTTGATATAGGCAATATAAATGAATACTCATTATTTCTATTTAAAATAGATTCATCTATTTCCTTTATCTGTATAGTAGTTAAATCAATTGTAACATCAACTTCTTCTGAACTAGATGGGTCAATTATTTTAGTGATATATTCAGGGCCAAATGCTAATATTCTGGATGTTATCAGTATTGCATTTTTATCACCTATTAGAATATCATTTACATTTACACCAGGTTCAACTACAATTGATTCCAATACCTTATCCAACTGAATTCCCTTCTTAATTAGGTTGGTAGATGTCAGAATATCCTCTTCCTTAGCAGTCATTAACTTGATTGTTAACTCTCCTTTGGATAATGGTGATGATTCCGGATATACCAATCCCTTAGATGGTAAACTGATAATTTCTGTTGGAAATGGGTAATTTGAATGTACTGGAGGACTACTTAACCCTCGTTTGATTTGCTGTTCTGCATTTTGCTGTTCCATAATAACTATGTTGTTTGTATATAAGTATATATAAACTAAAAAAGGAGAACTATTATGCTCTCCTTTTTATCTATATAAACAATTAACTATTCAGCCTCATCGCTAAATTCCGCATCCCATTCATCATCCGTTATACCACTCATAAGGAATTCACGTTCACTTACTGAAAGATGTGGAACTGTATTTTGAATCAATTCATTCAACTCTTCGATAGATTTGAGTTGTTCAGGAGTTATATCTATATCCATTGTATTTAAGTTACCACTTAGAATACTTAATCTTGTTATGTACATATTTGTTAGTATAATTAGTTATAAATAATATACCAAATATACAAAAAATACTTGATATTTCCAAATTTTTACTTATTTTTTTTTAATAAAAAAAGGGATAACTAATGTCATCCCTTTCGAATATTTAAAATTTCTAATTTGTCCGATTAATACTCAAGAATAGCGTAATCATACGCAAGTGTAAGTTCGATTGATAATGGATCATTTGTAGACCAATCCAATGAACCGAAGTTTGCTGAGCTTATAAACGCTCCTTTAAGTGTCCATTGTTCGATTTTATCACCAACCGGTCCTAACAAGTAAAATGTGATATCCTTTTTGTAAAAAGCCGCATATCCATCCCTACCTGTCAGCGATTCATGCGATTGCCTAATCCACTCCATTACTTGCTGTGCTCCAGATGGAACAATTGGGTCATAAAGTGTGATGTTAATATCATCCCAAGTAGATTTTCCTTTTATCTTTCTTTGTATGTTTATATGATCTAATGTTACTACTTCTGATGTAAATGTGGGCCTATTTGCTGTTTTTATCATGTATGATTCAATACCATCTATCTCCATAATAAACCTATTGGCTAACTTTGGTTCAAAGTTGGTATAAAACATTTTATCAAACTCTAATACTTCTGCCATTTTATTATAATTTATGTTGTTTGTTTATATAAATATTATTTTTCAAAATTATCCACTAAAAGCTGCGCCCGTTGGCAATATATTAAAATCAATTTGAATAAATTCGGCGGTTTTAGTTGGTTGTAAAAATATAGAGCCTTTTAAAATGTTTCTATCGATTACATCGGGAGTATTATTGGATTCATCCATTACCACTCTAAACGCATATAACCCCTGTCTTTGTTGAATCGATTCCAAATATGGATTAGCGATATTTAAGAATCGGTTACGAGTAGTTGCCGTATTTTGTTCGAATATTAAGAATCGAGATGTAGAAGCGATATACTTCCTAACAGTTAATAATAATCTTCTTATATTAATTCTGTCCAATGCCGATGGCTTATCTTGTAGGGTTTTTTGCCCAAATACAACAATACCTTGTCCAGGAAACTGTGCTATTGGATTTACTTTACCTTCATATAGGGTATCCCTTTCAGAATGGGTAAGTCTGTTTTGAACACTCACTGCTCCTACTAATCCACCTCTATTTAATCCGGCAGGTGCAAACCATTCAGCTGCTACCCTATCATTAGCTGCAAATACTGCTGGTAATAATACTGATGGTGGAACTGCAATTAATTTATTAGTATTAATATCAACCGTTTTAACCCAAGGATAATATGTTGCTGCCATATTTGAATCAATTGAGTTAGATTCTCCAATTGCCTGTGTAATTGAATCTCCAAATGCGGTTGTATCCATTATATAGAAACAATCATTTCTTTGCTCAACCATGTCCAATACATCGGTTGCGGTGGATGTGTGTAATCTTCTAATAACACCGGGTGTAACAATCATATTAATATCAAATTCATCTGAGTTTGATAGTGCAGCAATTGCTCTACTATATGCAACCGAACCACTGGATGTTGATGATGCTAAATTAAATCCCTGAGAATTACCTGCTATAATATCAGAACCCTTATATATTGGTGTAGCTGGATTCATACCATCGAATCCATCTTGAAATGCTACTACAAATTGTGCAGAAGTCGAACCAACCGCTAAGGCAGTTCCATTAGTTACCGAGTTATCTAATCCAAATGCTACATTTGCTCCTACTGTTGCTCCAATCGGTAATGGCTTAGCGTAAAATAAATTATCAGTATTAAAATCTAAATCAATACCACCATATACGGTAACAGATGAAGTCACATATGTTGCAGATGGTATTTTTGCACTTATCAATGTTGATGCTGAAATCGGTAATGTATAAGCCGCATGTGCAAATGGTACAGCTTGAACAGGTGCACCTACATTTAGGTCTTGTACTCTAACATATTTTGAATTGTTAACCCAATCACCAGTTTCAGAAATTTTACCAGTCGAATCTATGGATAATTTTCTATCTCCAATTACTCTACTAATGTAGTTAGGGGAATTAGGATCTAAATTTACATTCGAAAATGTTTCTAATACATTTTTCTTTTTATTTGTATCTCCAAATGCTCTTACTACAACCGTAAATACACCATAATCAGTTCCGTTTACCGAACCTGCTGCTTTAATATTCGTTATACCAATTTTAACTTTATTATTAGCCGCATTTCCAACTCCCAATGTTTCAAATCGGAAAAGATTAAATCTTTCTCCACTAATTAATTGAGATTGAATGGTTGGGGTCTGTGCTTCCTGCGCATCGTATCCAAAGTTCTGATTTCCTAATATGGTTATAGATGCCGATACATTAGAATCAAATGTTATATTGGTATCCTTAAAGAATCCATATACATACGGTTTTTTACTACCGAATGGAGATGTTCCAAATACTGCTTCAATATCATTGATATCGGTTGAATCCAACGATGCGGATATTAATCCGGCATTTGAGCCTGATAATAAAAACTCTCCACCTGTACCTATAGTTACGGTTGTTCCTGCGAATCCCGAATTGGATGCGGATACTCCGTTAAATAGGATACCCAATGATGCTGTTACCGATCCAGAAGTTGCGGTTAGTAGAATTGGAGCAGTTTCGGTATATCCACCTACACCTGCAATTCTTGCTATTGTAGCAGTTCCTGCTTCTCTTAAATAAGATTGAACTGCTAACGGAGTATAGTATGTATCATCTACATTTCCAAAAAGAGTTTCAAATTCTGCTTGTGAGTTTACAATTGTTGGTACAACTGGTCCTTCTTTGAATGGACCTACAAATGCCGCTCCTATTTCGGCTACTCCCTGCTGTAAAAATGAAAGATCATTTTCTTTCGTAAATACACCGGGTGATACTATTTTTTCTGCCATGTTAATTGGTTGATTAGTTTAAAAATTCAACCATAAATATAAATTAAAAATTCAAAACATATAATATATGATTATTTTTTAAACTAACATATATAAAACTATTATCAACGATTTAAGGTAGAGGTATCTGTTCTCCGATGTATTACATCATCAACTAATCTAATATAGGTAGTCATTTCACAATACTTTATATACAAGCGTAAATCCCATAAATTTGGAACTTACGCTTATGGTTTGATTACCTATAAATGTATTAGCTTTATGTGTTTTTAGCTAATTAGCTACTCAATTGATTCTTTTAACTTTTCAATATCGATTGTCAACGAATGAATTTGTTTTTGCTGTTCTTTAATACCTTCAATTAATAATGCTACCAATTTTTCGTATTTAACTGCTTTGTATCCGTTTTCTCGGGTTTGAACTAATTGCGGAAGAACTCCTTCAATTTCTTGTGCTATTACACCCACATCATTTCCTTCGTATCCGTGTTCAATTTTGTTTTCCGCTTTCCAATCGTAAGTGTTACCACTAATCTTTACGATTTTGTCGATTGCGTTTTCGATTGGAGTAATGTTTTCTTTAAACCTTCTATCCGAAGATGAATATGCTACGATATCTTGAGTTGCTTCAATTCTACCAGGTGTAGCGGATGCTGCTTTACCAACCCCTAATGAATTAAATTGAACATCTGATGCAGTTCCTACTGCTTGTCCAATTGCAATTGTTACCGCTCCCGTTGCCCCACTTACAGTTACACCTGTCCCTGCAACATTTGAAGTTACACCTGTGTTTGTAATAACAGGAGTTGAACCTTCACCCGTTGCAGTTCCTACTGTGATACCAGTTCCGGCTGTCATACTTGCTACATAATTACCCGATGTTCTAGTTCCCAATGCAATATCACCCGTTGTAGATGCTACGTTAATTTGTCCTGAACCTGAAACAGTTCCTGCTGGCAATTGTGCGGAACCTGAAATTACTCCCGTTCCACCTAATATTGTTGCTGCGGTAATCGAACCGCCTAAAGCGGTTGAAGTTCCAGCGATTGTTATTGAACTATTCGTTAATTTATCATTCCCAATTGAACCTGCTAACATAGTGTTAGTTACTCCATTTGTCGGAATTGAAAGTGTATGTCCAATACCTTCGCCTGTTGTTGCTCCAGTTGATGATAAACCACTACCAGCGGTAATTGTAGCAACATAGTTACCCTCTGTATCAGTTCCTAATGCTACTGAATTTGCAGCGATTGTAGTTGCGAATGAAACGTTACCTAAATCGGTGATAGTTCCTGTACCTGTTACATCTCCTGTCAATGTAACTGTAATATCTTTACCTTCTAATGTTACCAATCTACTATTAACCGATGTTGAAAGGGGAACAAATAGTGATGCTGTAGATTGTAATACCCCAACTGAAGTAGATACTGAAGCAGTATATGTATTAAGAGCGATAACTGATGCGGTATACGGTGATATTGCATTCACTTTATCACCGAGTGCCAATATCTGTGTAGTTGCCCCCTGTTCCCCTCCTTGTAATAAGAATAATCTTGAATCCACCGATGTGGAGAATGCGGTTGGGCTACCCAATCCCGTAATACTTCCAATCGATGCTGTATATGGAATGGTTACAGTTGTTCCGTTATCGGTAATCTGCGAATCAACTAAATGGTCACCATCATCAGCTTTAGGTAATATATTTTGAGTCAAAGTGGGTTCTGAGCCTAAAGTGTTTGATTTAGGACCCGATATCAATCTTGCAGATACATAGGTAGAACCCGATGGGTTTACATATATCCACACATCATTCTGCGAATCCCACAACATAGAACCTGTCAATCCAGACGAACCTGAATCAATTACTTCCATACCACCATATCTTACCGCCGGGCTGAATGTATTTAATTTTATAGTATTTCCCCCTAATATTACCGAAGATGTTACCGTTATAAAACTTGCTGTTTGGAATACATTTAAATTACCAGTTACGATTAATGATCCTGATATGATTTGATTTGCCTTGAATGTATTCGAACCTGTTGTTGCGTATGATGCGGTAAATGAATTTAATGCGTTAGTGCTAACTTGCAATGATGCGGTTGTGACTTCAATACTACCAAGCCTGCTATTAACCGAAGTAGAAAGGGGGATATGGAGTGATGCGGTTGCTTCAACCACATCCAATCTACTATCCACCGATGTGGAGAATGGAACGTATAGTGATGCCGTTGCTTCAACTACATCTAATCTGCTGTCTACTGATGTGGAGAATGGGATAT